GATTGGTATCGCGACCCGTACGGTGGGCCCAGCCCGCACACCGAACATGTCCATTGGGAATCGCACGAGCACAACGAAAACGACGGCTCGCCGTGGGCATTCACACACACAATCGCAGTACTCGACGAGATGGGAAGGGGCCCCGGCGTGTCGGTCGCGGACGTGGCGAAGTACTTCGAAGAGATCGCCGAGGCGGTCAAGGGCAGCAGCAAGGCGACGAGTGCCGGCCGCTCGTACCGGGACGCGTTTGCCGCGGGTGGGCGGTTCACTGCCGGCCTCAACTACAAGGATCAGAACGGCGCCAACATGGGCCCGGGTCGATTCGACAAGGTCGACGCGAACATCGCCGCACTGTCCGCGGCTGTGGCCGAGCTGGCGGCCGCCGTCGCTGCGATCAAGCCGCCCTGTGAAGGGCACCCCGAGTAACGCCCTCTCCGGGTGTGCGATCGATACGTGAACCTTTATGTTTGCTTAACGACCCTCGTCACGGACAGTCGCGACGAGGGTCGCCCCGCGAACGGAAAGGTGACCATCGATGCCGGGATGGGCAAGAGTGTTCGTGCTGCTCACCGGGATGCTCGCGTGGCTCGCCATCGTGATCGTCTCGCTACTCCTGCGACAGATACCCTCCGCAGTCGTCGTAGGGTTCCCGGCCGCTCTGTGGATTGCCCTGGCCGGCAGCACTAGCATCGCGCGTAGGCGGGTAAGCAGGAATGAGCCGGCCGTTGTCGAGGCGGCGACCGAGACGGAAGGTGACCGCGCGTGATGGCAGGAGATTCGACTTACGCGACCGACGTGCTCGCATGGCTGGTGGTGTGGAGCGGCGTAGGCCTCGTGGGCCGGCAGCTGCTCGCCAGCGACACGGCACGGCGCGCGGCTCGCCGGCGAGCACGCAGCGCGGAACGTGCGGCCCGGTGATGTTCGGCGACGAACCCCCGGGATGGTTGAGTTGGGCGAACACGGCCGGCGCCCGGGCGACAACAACCATCGTCGCCGTCGTCGCCCTCGGTCTCTCCGCGCTACTCGGCATCCGCCAACAGTCGTATATCAACTGTGTCGCCGAACAGCAGGCGGCGAGCGACGACCGAACCCGAGCCATCGCCGCGGCAACCGACATGGAGCGCGCCGCGGATGCCGCACTCGTCGCCGGCCCCGCGGCCGCGGGCCGCACTGTCGAGCAGCTTCGCGCCGCTGACGTGGCCGCTCGCGCGTTTACCGATCGAGTGCGGGAACAGAACCCTCCGCCGAGGGCTCGGCGCTGCTGATCGGGCTGAGGCCATCGAGCTACGCTCGGGGCATGACCCCTACGACTTACGGCCGGCGCTTCTGGCGGGATGCCTCGGAGCGGGCCCTTAAGACTGCCGCGCAGGCAGCGGTACTCGCCGGCGCCGCGCTCGCGACCAACGTGCTCGACCTGAACACATGGACCGCGCTCTTCTCGGCCGCGGCCGGTGGCGCCGTGCTGTCCCTGTTCACTTCCATCGCCAGTGCACCCGTAGGCGAGCCGGACAGCGCGTCCGTCTCAGACCTCCGACGTCCCTGACGCAAACGCGAGCAGCCCCCCTCAACGTCGAGGGGGGCTGCTCCGCTGTACGCGCTACGCGGCAAACGGGTTGTACGGCGCCGCGGGTGAGGCCGCCGGTCCGGCCGGCCGGACCGGTTCCGGCGTGGCCGGCGCGGCGAGCTGCTCGACGACCGTGTCCGCGGCCTCGCCAACCTGCCGAACGTCCATGTCGTTTGTCGTCACCTGCTCCGCCAGTTCGCGCGCCCGGTCCTCGGCGATCTGCGCCTTAGTCCGACGCGTCCGCTTCGGCTTGTCCTCGGCCGGCGCCGGCGCCGGGTCGCCACTCTCCACGGTGCCCTCGGGCGCCGGCTCGTGGTACTGCACGGGCGCCTCGTCCGGGCCGTCGTACATGAAGGCTTCCATCAGTGCGGCCCGGACCTCGTCCGGCGCGAAGCTGACGAGTCGCTCCGGATTGGTGTGCGTCACCTCGAAGAGCAACGTTTCGTTCGTCGCGTACTGCGCGGAACCCTCGACGTCGTCGACACGCTCGACCACGACCCGGTATCGGGTAGCCATACTCAATCTCTCCCATCGGAAACGACGATGAACGCTCCGGACTTCCCGGAGGTCATTCTCACTTTGCTGAGTTGGTGGATCTCGGTCACCTGTGAATCGTCAGCGAACAGGCGACCGTGCTCGCGTTGCCGCTTCGCCCCGCCGAGGGCGTCGAGCAGCGCGCGGAGCAACTTGTCGAGGTCTGGCTTGCCGGTGGGCTCGTCCGTGTCCGCGGCGCGGCACTGGTCGGTCCGCACGTAGAACGTGCAGCGCTCAATGATCACAGGCACGCCGGCGCGGAATACGGGTAACCCTGCCGCGTAGATTCCAGCGTTCGCGTACGCCCTGAAGCACGCGATCCTCACCGCGGCGCGCCACGCGGGCAGGTAGGGCGATGAGTCGAGGACTTGCCCCGCCCCGCCGGACTCGTGCGAGCCTTGCGGAGCGGGGCGGCCGAACGCCGAGATCGCCAGTCTCACAGCGCCAGGGGGTGCGGGTACACGCCGTTGGCGACGAGGCCCAGGTACGTACGAGCGAGGTTCAGATCGGCCTCGGTCGCGGATTCCAGGTACCACGGGTCGTTATGCGCCGGACCGCGCTTGACCATGCGCCCCGCGACCATGCCCGGAGCGGCGCCCGGGGCGTGCGCCAGGAACGGCCGGCACTGGTCGATCAGCTTCGTCTGCGTGATCCACTTCCCCTTGACGATGTACGGAAGCGGATCGTTGTTCGTGTGCGGAGTGGGCGGTAGCGCCTGCGGCGCACCACCCCACGGGATCGTTCCACCCGGCGGCGTGCCGCGGCCCGAGTCCAGGATGACGATCGTCGTCGTCATCCGGTCCTGAGTCATGTTCCCGTTCGCGCGGTCCTGATCGGTGATGTACTTGGAGTTCCGCTCGACCCTTTCGATCGAGAGCGGGAACATCAGCACGAGCCGGTCATACATGTCCGGAAGCTGCGGGCCCTTCACGTACGAGGCCGGCGGGGCGCCGGCGCCGCGGAGCGCGTTCGGGTCGAGCGCCGGCGCGGCGTAACCCTGCTGAGGCGCGGCCGGCGCCGGCGGGGCGTAGTGCTGCACGGGCGTCGGCGCACCGGGGTACGTCGCCACCCCCGCGGCGAACTGCTGCTGAGGCGGCGCGTACGCCTGCGGCGCGACTGGGGCCGGCGCCTGCTGCGCAGGCACGCCCGGAGCGAACGGGTTCGCGGCCGCGGGCTGCTGCGGCGCCACCGGTGCGGCCGGCGCCGGCGGGGCGGGCTGCGCGAACGGGTTCGCAGGCTGCTGCGGCGCTGCCGCGGGCTGCTGCGCGAACGGATTTGGTGCGGTCATTCGATCCTCGATTCGTGATGCATGATGCTGACCTTGCGTGCCCGAGTGGAGAACGAACCCCACATCGAGGCCTCAATGGGCCCCGTTCTCGTCCCTTGAACTACCGGGCCATCCGGCCGCCATAGCCGGACCCAACGGTCGGACTTGCTGAACCGTTTCGGGTTGGCGCCCTCCGCGTTTCAGCCTCGCCTTGCCGTAAACCGCGGGGTGACTGGGATTCGAACCCAGATCTACGGCCGTCGCCGTCGCCCATGCCGTGTTGGACTACCACCCCATAACACCCGGTCGCCGTGAATTTGCTCTGCGACGACCGGGGTCATGCCCTAAAACCTAGCAGCTAGCTAGCAGTGTCCGCTACCCCCCAACAGCATACGGGAGCAGGTAGTACGCCGCGGCGAGCGATACCGCGGCGTACCCGTACTGCTTCCACGCTGGCGCGGACGGGCCGGGCAGGATGCCGACCACAAAGCAGGCCACGCCGAACATGAGCGAGAACAATCCCACGACCAGCGCGCCGGCCTGCGCGACTACTTCCCAGTTCACGCCGGGAACCTCGCGTCCCATCCGCACGCGCACTTCGCGCCGCCGGTCCCGGGGGTGTGCAGCGCACGCTGAACGCACTTGATCTGCGTACCGCGTGCTGCTCCGGCCTCGGCCACGCGGCCGCCCCACATCCGATTGACCTGCGGCCCGGTGTACGTGTCGAATACGGTGGCGAGTTCGTCGAGCGTGGTTGCCTGCCAGATGACCCGGACGGCGCCCTGGTCGACCTCGTCCAGGGCCCCGTGCTGCGCGACGTTCTCGACCGTGTCGACCTTGATGAAGTCGACGCCGGCGACAGTCGTCGTCGAGCCCACCGGCGCCTCGACGGTCCGCCAGTCGATCATCCCGTCTTCGCGACGGTACGACTCCTGCGTGACCCGGACCGGAGCGCCCGGGGCGACCTGCGGCAAAGCCACCCGGTTGCCGCATTTGCGGCACACCTCGTCCCCCGGGCCGACGCCGCTCTGGCACGTCAGGCATCGCTGCCCCCCGCGGTCCGCGGCGATCTCGGCCGGCGACGGGGCCGGCGCCCGCTGCACACCCGGCACGGCAGCGAACCACGCGCCGGCCGCGCCAAGCCTGCGCTTGGCGCGCGACTTCCGGTTGATCTGCGCGTACGCCGCCTGCGCGGCCTCCCATCCCTCCGTGAGATTGATGAAGTACGGCACGGCCTCACCGTTGTGCACGTGAACAACGATCCCGACGTCTTGCCGTACGCACCGGGTCGGCACGTACTCACCCGCGGGGATCATGATCACGTCGCCGGAGTTCGGGTACGTCTTCGGCTTCCCATCGCGGTCGAGCAGCTCGACGGTCCCGCCAGTCGGTCGCCACATCTTCCGGGCCCGGGAGTAGATCGCGAGTTGCGGACCGATGTGCAGTCCGTTGAGCCACGGCGCCGCCTCGGTTTTCACGTCGACGATGACCGGGAGTTCTTCGAACCCCATCGCCGCGTGGTCGCCTTCTCGATGGTCGTCGTGGGCGGCGTGTTGGCAATTGCCAACACCGAGCAACTTCGCGAGCCCCGGGACGACGTCGACACGGTCGAACGTCCCGGCGACTTCGAGGTCTTCGCAGACCACCGTGCGCTCGACCTCAACGGACTGCCATCCGTTCTCACGCCGCAGGTATGCGTACGCCCGCAACGACTTGGCGGCCGGCGCCGGCAAGCCGCGCACGACGCTCTCGACGTCCTCGCCGCGGTCGAGCCGCTCCGTGAGGTCGTGATACGCCGTCCCGCTCCGGGCCCCGTCCCGCTGTTTCGCCGCGGCCATCGCGTCGTCGACGAGGCCGTTCAGCTTGTCTTTCTGCTCTTTCGTCCAACCGCTCTCGTCGGGACGACCCATCGCCTTGATCGCGAGGGCGAGGTCATCGCGGATCGCGAGCCCCTCGGCGACCTGGCGAAGCTTCCACTTTTCCAGGTTGTGCGTGTCGGTCTCGACTTCCTTGACGAGCGTCGACACGCGCCGGAACTCGCGCCCCTCGTGGTCGCGGTACCAACCCCAACGCCCCGCCGTAGGCATGGGCCCGGTCCGCGCCTCGGACACGGTGCCAACCTGGCTAAAGCTGGTAAGCGGCTGTGTCATTGCTCTACCTCGAATCCTGCCGCGCGGAACGCGGCGACGATAGCTTGCCCGCTTACGGGCCCGTGCACGTTCTCGCGCTCGGCCGCTCGCATAATCTCGGGCGTCACCCGCACGCGGGTCGCCTCAGTGATCGCGCCGTCAGCGCAGTCGCCGAGTTCGAAAATCGGCCCCTCGTCGTGCGCCGTGTCGTGAAGCATCGCGTCGAACACCTCACGGGCACGCCGGCGACGCTCGTCGAGAGCCGCGTTTGTCGCCGGGGCGGTGTATAGGCGCTTACAGGCGGGACATGTCACGGCCGGAAGCGCCGTTGTCCATGCCCCGCCACCAGCCGAGCACCCGATCTCTCGGGGCGACCCGGGCGGGTTGAAGTGCAACGCGAGTTCGATCATGACGTGACCTCAAATCCCGCGGCCTTGAATGCCGCACGTAGTGCTTCGAGTACTGCCGAGTGCTGGAGGTCGGGGTTCATGGCAGCACCCGGCCGTCGGCTGTGACGCACAAGTAGCGACTGCCGCTGGTGTGAACTGGGTCGGCGCCGATGTCCCGGCAGTGCTGTTGGTTGCGCGCCTTCTCGTTGACGGCGCTCCATACTGCGTACGCGGCGACGGCAACCGTGAGTACGGCGATGGTGGCGAGAGCCGCGGCGAGTCTGGTTGTCCGGCTCATGTGGCGATCGCGCTCACGACGCCACCACGATCCCCACGGCGCGGACGACGCATCCGAGCGTGTCGACGCAGACGACCGTGTCGCCGTGCCCCACGACGACCCACATCCTCAGTCCGTCGCTCGACGCGCACAGCACGCACTCGTCATCCGGCGCGATGGCCGGTCCGGGCCCCGGATTCACCGGGACCATTACTCTGTCCATGTCTCCCCCAAAATCTCGACGGCCCCGAGGCCCATGATCAAAAAGTGCGCTGCTCGAAACTCTTCGGTGACGTCCGCGCGCTGCACGACCGTGACGGGCATGCCGAGCGGCGGGCAGCCGGTTACGGCGTTGCCGGGCCGCACGAGCGTGACGGTGAGCTGCGGAACGTGCGAGATGTACGACACCCCCCATACCTCGCCGTCGTCGCCGAGCACGAGGTCGCCAGCGTGGAGTGCTTCATACGTCGCGACCTCGTGCTCGGCGCTCGTCACGGGATGGCCTTGTATTCCTCGGCCGCGGACACGGCTGCGCTGAGCTGCTCGTGCGCAACCTGTAGCCGGTCACTCAGCAGTGCCACGGCGCCGGCGATCCCGTCGCCGTCCGCGACGCTCTGTTTCGCCACCATGATCTGCTCCTGCAACCGTTCGGCCGCCTGCGGCAAGTCGCTCGCTGAGCCGATGGCCGCGGCGACGAGCCCCTCGGCTGCGATGAGTTGCTGCTCGGCCGCGGCGCGCAGCGAGCCGGCCCCGTCCGCCTGCGCGGATGCGCGGGCAAGCGTGTCCTGCGTCTGCGCGAGCTGCTCGACTGCCATCGAGAGCAGCGCGCGGAGTTGATCCCTGGCGTTATCCACGTGTGTTTTCCCTAGTGAAGTAAGGGACAGCGGTTCGTCCCATGCGATGGTGACGGCCCCGGGTTCGCCCGGGCCAGGTTCCGGAGCATCGGCCGGACGCCCCGGGAAGAATTCCTCGACCGGACGATCCGGGCCGGCGCCCATCGAGTACCCGGTCCCGGTGAAGCCGGCGACCTCGGTCTCGGTCGCAACGTCGTCGTCCTCGTACTCGTACCCTTCCGGGTACGCATCGTCCGCGAGCAGGGGCCGCGTACCGAGCGGCATTCCGGGCGGCAGATCGGCCTGTCGCTGCTCGCGCAGGAACCGTCCGACGCTCTCCGGGACGTCGCCGTCGCCGGTCCGCCACTGTTCCCCCGGGCCCTCCGGGACGTCACTGTCGACCGCGCGCAGTCGTTCTGCACGCGCCGCAGTCTCTTCCCGAATGTGCTCGCTGTAGCGCTCGTAGAACGCGCTGATCTCCTCGGCGAGCCGGCCGTGCTCACGGCCGTGAACGTTCCCGTCGCGCAGCATCTGCACGGACCCGCCGGGACAGCGTCCATACCAGGCATGCTGCCCGACGATGTCGTGCACGGGGTATGGCTCGGTCAGCGGAACGGGGGCGCCGAGGATCGGCCGGAACATGCCGAAGTTCGCCTCGCATACCGGCGAGAACGGGCACCTCACGCCGCGGCCCCGTGGCGGGGCAAGCGGGTGGCGTAACGCTGGCGTCGGTCGACATACAGCCGGACGGCGATCATGGCGCACGCCACGTAGACGCGGATCATGGCAATCCCCTCGGGGTCGTGTCCGGCGTCTGTTTGTATGCGCCGGACTCAGGTGGCCGAACGATAAGCCGCCGCGTTCGGCCGGACTATCCCGACCACGCCCTCGTTCAAACCGGAACGCTAGCAGCTACCTAGCAGGTCCACAACCCCCGGTGACCTAGCAGGTATGCCGATCACCTGCTAGCTTTCTTGCCATGACGACTAACGCGACCGTGTCGCCTCCAAGCCTTACGACCGCGAGGCGTTTCTCTGAGCAGATTCACGCCCTGGTAGACCGGCAGACCCGTGAGCTTGTGCTCGGCCTCGCCGTGCTCGACGCCAAAGCCGGCGGGTATTCCCGGCCGCGGGAGGGCGAACAGGTCCGCAACCTGCTCGACGACGCCATCGGCCGCCTGTTCAAACGCGACCCCGCGCTGTACGGAGAGGCGGTACGCGCCGGCCGCGCTGAACTCGCACGACGCGAGTCGCCGAGCACGGTCACATCCGCGTAGGGTTCAGCCCCGGCGTACATACGAAACGGCGCGGCGACCTGTCACGAGGTCATCCGCGCCGTTCGCGTCTCCGGGGGCGAAGACTTGCGTTCATCACTTATGGGAGAGACGAACTTATGACGGATGGTACAGAGTCCGGCGTCTTCGGGCGAGCTGCGCGTATCTACCGCGCCGCGGGGTGGCTCGGAACGCTGCCGCTCGGACGCGAGCCGGGACGCAAGTCCCCGCCACCTACCGCGTACACCGGGCACGGCAAGCCTTACCCGTCCGGGCCGGACATCGAGGCGTGGCTCGACGGCCCTGAGGCGGACCGGAACATCGGCCTGCGGATGCCCCCGGGGGTCATCGGCCTCGACATCGACGCCGGATACTCCAAGATCGAGCACGGTCGCGAGGTCGTGAAGCGGGGCGACGTCACGCTCGCCGAACTCGAAGCGAAGTTCGGACCACTCCCGGCGACATGGACCTCGTCCGCGCGCCCCGCCCCGAGCGGCATCCGGTTCTACCGGGTGCCGGAGCAGCTCGACGGCCGGGAGATCAACTGGCCCGGCGAGGCCGGGAAGTTCATCGAGATCATTCAGCCTGGCCACCGGTACGCAGTCGTCTGGCCGAGCACCAATCCGGACGCCGAGGGCGCGCGGTACGAGTGGCGCCTACCAACGGGGACGTGGCACGGCGCGCAATCGACGCTCGTCCGGTTCAGCGACGACCCGGTGCCACATCCGGACGAACTTGCGTGGCTCCCCGAGACGTGGCTTCGCGGCCTCGCGCTCTCGTACGACCGGGCCGAGAAGGCGGACGTTGCCGACGGCGCCCTCGTCGGCTGGTGGCAGCAACTCCGCGACGGCGACCCCTGCCCGCTGATCCGCACGGTCGCCGAGCGAGCGGTCGCCGGCCTGCGCAACGACGCGGGTTCGCGGCACGAGACGGCACGAGACGCGCTCGCGGCGATCGTCCGGGCCGGCGGCGATGGGCACCGGGCCGCGCGGCAAGCGGTCGCCGCTCTCGCCAAGGCCTTCGAGGACGCCGTCGGCGTCGAGCGGGCCCGGGCCGGCGAGTGGCAGCGTCTGCTGTCCGGCGCGGTCCGGCTCGCTATCGCCGAGAACGCCAGCCCGCGGCAGTCCTGCGAGCACGACGCGGCCCTCGGCCTCACCGGGGAGCAGCTCGCCGCGGAGGGTTTTACGGCGCCCGCCCTGGTTACGCCTACGGCTTCCGGCCCGGGCGGTACCGAGGCGGGCTCACCCATTGCCCCTCCTGCAACTGGCGGGTTGACGCTTCCTGACGATTTCTGGTCGGCCCGTGACAGCCTCACCCGCGTGCGACAAGCCGCGCACTCCCGCGTCCGCTCGGCTGACGTCGTCTTCGCCGGCCTGCTGTGCCGGCTCGCGGCCCTCGCCCCGCATACGCTCCGCGCGGATACGGGCATCGGTACGCCGGCGAGCCTCAATCTGTTCGCGGCGATCGTCGGCCCCTCAGGGGGCGGGAAGTCGTCCGGCCTGTCGGTGTCCCGCAAGCTGATCAAGGCCGACCAGAACCTCGAAGAGTTCCCGCTCGGTTCGGGCGAGGGCGTGGCCGAGGCGTTCATGGGCGAGACCGACGAGCCCACGGGGGAGATGGCGAAGGATGGCTCGGCGAAGACGAAACGAATCCGCAAGCAGGTCCGGCACAACGCGCTCTTTCACAGCGACGAGGGCAACAGCCTCAACAAGCTGATCGAGCGGAGCGGCTCGACCGTAGGCGAGACCTTGCGGTCCGCGTGGTCCGGCGAGTCCATCGGCCAGAAGAATGGCCGTGTCGAGACCACCCGGACCATCCCGAGCGAGTCGTACTCGCTCGGCCTCTCCATCGGCTACCAGCCGACGACCGTGCTCCCCCTGCTCGACGATCACGAGTCCGGCACGCCGCAACGGTTCCTGTACCTGTGGGCGGTCGATCCGACGATCCCCGGTCGCGAGTCCCGCGTGCCGTGGCCCGGAGAGCTTGCGAACCCGTTCCCGGCGAGCGTCCCGACGAGCCTCCCGCCACCGGGAACGCTCGTTGCCGCTCCGCCCATCGCCGGCGCGCAGGCCGTGACGTTCGCCGAGGCGATCCTCGATGAGCTGTACGACCTTGAGCACGCCAAGGCTTCCGGCACGTTGCCGGCGGATCACCCGCTCCGGGACTCGTTCCGCTCGCAGCACACGATGCTCAAGATCAAGGTGGCCGCGTTGCTTGCCCTGCTCGAAGGCCGGCGCAACGTGGGCCCGGAGGACTGGCGCTTGTCACAGGTCGTGCTCGACACCAGCGACCGGGTCCGTCTGTACCTCCAAGCGCTCGCCAGAGAGGCCGCGGGAAAAGCTCGGGCCGCGCTGCTCGCGGCCGAAGCTGAGGCGGAGCACCACCGGGCATACGCCCGTGCCTCAGTGACGGCTGCGCTCGACTCGACCGCTGAGACGCGCGTAGCGATCCGCCTCGCACAGCGGGTGCACGACGATGGGGCGATGACTCTCGGCGCCCTACGCAAGACGCTGGCCGGTCGCGACAAGCACCTCACGGAGGGCGCCGTCGATCTGGCGCTGCGGTCCGGATGGGTCGTCGTCGCGGAAGGGGGTCGGCTCTTCGAGGCGGGCTCTTCGCGGCCCGTGTAGCAACGGGGACACGGGGACAGAACGGGGACACGGGACACGGGGACAAAACGGGGACATGTCCCCGTGGGGGGTCTCTCTGGTAAGCCATACGCGAGTCAAAAATTTCTCTTCTTCCTTTATATATCGCCTGGTTAAGGGCTATGCACGGAACGTAGTTGATCCGTTACTTTTCTTTTTCGGCGAGAGGGGACGGGGACATGTCCCCGTTTTGTCCCCGCTCGCAGCGACAGGGGGACAATCCATGATTATCAATCTCACGAACCACGACGTCGTGATCTACGACCCGGACGCGCCGGACGTCATCGACCCCGCCACAGCGACACTCCGGCGCATCTTCCCGGCGTCCGGCACGGTGGCCCGGATCGTCGAGCGGCCGGACACTCCCCGTGAGCGGTACGGCGCGCAGGAACTCACGCAAGCCGGACTGCCCGGCGTCGTCGACGTCGATTACGGGAACATTCAGGGGCTATGGGGCATTATCGACGGAACTTGGTACATCGTCAGCCTGGCAACGGCCCTCGCCGCACGACGGCGGTACGACCTGCTCGTGCCCTACCGCCAGGTGCGCGACGCGTTCGGCAAGGTCGTTGGCTGCCGCGGGCTCGCGCGGCCCTGCTGAGATTCGGTACGGTGCCCCCATGGGAGAGACTCCGCAACGCCACCTGCACACCGTGAACAGCGGACAGTTCGACAGGCTTCTCGACAAGCTCGGCGAAGGGTTCGCCCTCATCGCTGGCGCGATGATCTACCCCGTCGACGACCCCGCCCCGGGCGCGCCGCCCACTCTCGTCGACCAGCCCCTCACGCCGGCGCCGACCGTACCCCCGGTCACGCTGGCGGACCTCGCGGAACCCTGGCAGTTCTACGGCCCGAGCCACGGCACGATCGTTGCCGGGTACGTCGACGAGTCCAACCAAACTCGATTCGTCGCTCTCGACCAGGAAGCGAACGTGCCGACGTCATGGCGCAAGATCTGGATCAGCCGATGAACCCGTCGCCGGCGCGCTGCTCCTGTTGCGGCGGATACCGGTCGATCATGTACGTCACCAAGCTCGGGCTGTATCTGACCTGCGGCCCGTGCGACCGCACGGTCTGGCCGGAGTGGCCACCCCGCGACCGGGGTACATCCGCATCACTCTCCGAGGAAAGGACGCGCCATGAACAAGGTCGAGGACACCAGCGACAACGCCCCCGAGCCCACCGAGGCGGCGAAGCTGCTGCACGGCGACAACGCGCGCGGCGAGACTCACGAGCAGCCCGAGGCCGTCGCCCTCCCGGGCGACACGCTCATCGCCTCGCCGCAGGCCGACGAGGACGACGACAACTTCTGATCGTCGCCACCAGCGAAAATGCCCCCGGCCGCCATCGGGGGCATTTTCTTTGCCCTGATCAAGTTGCTAAAACCTGCTAGGTCTGTGGTAGCCTACGTGGACAAACTTCGAACAGGGGGCAAGACATGAGCGAGATGACTGGCAGCGTCGCGACGACATGGACGATCGCCTACCGCAACCCCCGGGCGAACCGCTTCACGCGGGTGACGAACTGGACCGGAACCTGGTCGCAGGCCGTTGGCATGGCGCAGCTTTTCGCCGGGGCGGACCCGGACGCGCAGGTTTTCTACGTCCCGTCGCGTGAGTCCGAGCTGAACGGCCTCGTCCCGGCCGAGGACATCGCGAACATCCTCGTCGACTCCGGCAAGCGCGTGCGGATCGTCGAGAAGGGCGAGATCTCGGACGACATGATCGCCCGCATTCCGGTCCGCAAGGTCGCCCGTGAGCGCTGGATCGACCGCAAGCCGATCGCCGACGAGGCGCCGGCCGCGCCGGGGCAGCCCGCGATGGCCGCGAAAGGCACCTCGAAGCCGGTCCGGTCCGCGGGTCGCCTGATCACCTTCCCGAGCATCGGCATCGTCAAGGGTTCGCAGGCTTGGCGCAACTCGGAGACTGGAGTGGAGATCATCAAGGGCGGCAATTTCTACGAGGTCGGCCTTTACTACGTCTGCGTCCCGCTGCTCGGCGGTCTCGGCCGGAACCTGGTCGCGTACGAGGACACTTTCGCCGCGGCCCGCAGCGAGGCAATCCGCTTCGCTGTCTCCATGCGCCAGGTCATCGCCGCGGCGTACGACCTGGCGATCGCCGAGGACGAGCAGCACGGGGTCATCTTCCACGACGCGTCGACCGGCGTCCGGGTGACGTGGGGCCGCGAGGGCGCCGAGGGCGGACTCGTCTACCGCGTCACCTGCCCGAGCAGGCTCGGCACGCACTACTACGCGTCGGCGCCGACCGAGGCCAGGGCCCTCGACTACGCGGCCGCGGTGAACCGCCTGTGCCGCACGCGCCTCGACGACGCCCGGGAGCAGGCGAACGCCGAGAACATCGACCGGTGGATTGTCGGCGGCCCGAACTGCTCGCAGGACTGTGAGGCGACCGGTCCCCGTGCCCCGCACGTCCTGGCCTGCCCCCGGGGCGCGTACATCGCCGCGGGCTCGCGGTCCCAGTGGAATCACGCGACCCCGTTCATCGAGGCCGCGCTCGCTGAGGCTGCCGAGATGAACGCGTGCGCGGAGCAGCGCGAGCAGGTTCGCGGGTGGATGGACTCTCACGACCTGTTCGACGTTCCCGGTCACCAGCTCGCCGCGGCGACCCTCGCGGCCATCACCACCGACCACGTCGACGCCCTCCGCGCCAACTGACCAAACTCGCCCCGGGACTTACCGTCCCGGGGCCCCATTCCTGCTAGGTACCTGCTAGGCTCGACGTGATTCGACTCATGGGAGAGACGACATGGACGTGACGAACGATGACCTGCGCGCCACCCCGGACGACAAAATTGCCACCTCGCAGACTGCCATATCGCATATAAGCGGCCCGGTGGTCCGGCTCGATGGCTTCGCGCTCGGCGACAAGGTCGTCGTGCGCGACGGGGACGGCCGGGTATGGAGGATCGCCAAACTCGCCCCCGCCACTGAACGCGCCGAGGCGTTCGCAATCTTGGAGTACGGCACGCCGCCGGCCGGCTCCAGCGCGACCTTCAGGCTGTCCCGGCTCGCGCACGCTGAGGCGTCCGTGTCGGCCGCGTCGCCCGTCGACCTGCTCGCGGAGTTCCGCGCCCTGCTCGACAAGGCCGTCGAGGCGACCGAGGCGCCGAAGGTCAAGCCGAAGACGCGTCGCGACAAGGCCAATGCTCTCGACTACCTTCTCAGCGGGCTCGACACGCTCGATCTGGATCTCGCCTTGATTCGGTCGTACAACGTCGAGGTGATCAGTCGCATCGTCCGGCGCGCGAAGTACGACGCGTTGCACGCGATGCTCGAAGCCACCGACAAATGGGTCGCCGGCGCGCAGGAAAACTGCACCGCGATGGAGCACGGGCCCGCGGCGCGCCACGACGACGGACGCGCCTGCGGCGAGACGTTCTATGTCGCAGACATCCGGAACATGGTCAACGACGCTGCGCGCCAGGTCGGCACCCGTGAGCCGTACCGCCCCGAGGCGACGTGATGCGGCGCCCCACGTGCAACTACTGCTACCGGACGTCGATTGCCACGGTGCTCATCACGACGTGGTTCGGCACCCGGCGGCAGTGGCGACACGTGTGCGCGAAGCACATCGCCAAGGCGCGTACCCGTGGGTAACGCGCAGCAGGTTTACGACGAGAGCGACCCGCAACGGCGCAAGACCCTGGCGGCGATCTGGCCGGACCTCGCTACCGCCTTGGAGCAGGTCCGGGCCGCGGCACTCAGCGATCGCAAGATGATCTGCGCGCTGACGCACGACGCGCCAGGGCTCGTCGAGGCCGTTGGTCGCAAGTGGCTGAACGGCACCCCGGTCTGCGCGAAGCACCTCGAAGGGTGCGACCGCCCGGGAGGCTACCCCCTCGAATTTGTGGACAAGAGGACATGGAAACCGTGAAAGAGCAGCGCAAGATTCTCCGTTGGGCCGAGCCCGACCCGTTGCCGTTCCTGCCGCACCGTGGCCACGGCGGCCCTCCGGGGTCCGAGTGGGACGAGGTCGCCGACCAGTTGCGCAGCGAGCCGGGAAAGTCGGCTGTCGTGTACGAGGGCACGCGCAACGGCGCGTCCTCGGTCGCGTCGATCTTCTCCCGCGGCACGCTGGTCGCGACCCGTCCGGCGGGCGCGTTCGAAGTGCAGCGCCGGACGGCCCCGGGGACACAGGTCGTCGAGGTGTTCGTGAAGTACGTAGGTGACCAGTCATGACCGAGTTCCTCGCCGCCGTCGAGGCGCTCGACCTTCCGGGGCGCCCCGAGTACTCGCCGATTTTCGGCCTGCTGATCGTGTACGTGGTGCTCGCGTCGTTGTCGGCCCTCGGTCACGTCGCCGCCGCCAACTTCGGTGACCCGCGGTTCAACGCGATCCGCATCGCCCGGGGCCGCACGGCGGCCGCCGTCTCGCTCATATTCCTCGGCCTCGCCCTGATCGTCGCAGGCCTCCCGTTGGGGGACTACCTGTGATCCTGATCATCCGACTCGCCGCGCTCGCCGGATCGGTCATCTCGACCGTACGGACGCTGACGAACAGTTCGCAGGTCGCGTTTGCGGACCGCTCCGGCGTCGCCGCCTCGCAGATCTCGAAGTATGAAATGTCCCTGGTCGTCCCGAGCGTCGAGGTGCTCGTGCGCCTCCTGCACGCGGCCGGATGGCACCTCGTCGCGATGCCCGCGCTCGCGGCCGAGACTGCCGAACAGCGAGACGCGGTTGTCGAGGCGGCGAGGCGGTATCACGCGAGCGAGGACGAGACGTCCGGCCTGCGCGAGTTGGACGCGGCGATCGTCGCCCTGCTCGACGCCGAGAAGCATCACGCCGTACCCGGCGCCGGCCCTACCCTCGCGGAACAGTTCGTCCGCTTGCGGGATCGGAACGAACAGCTCGCTGCGGACCGGGCGCGCCTGCGCACTGCCATGGGCCGCGCTGCCGACCTGCTGAACGGGGCCCGGAAATGACCCCCCGGGTTCTCGGCGCCCTGCTCGCCGGGCTCGCCTCGATCCTGGTCGGCGTGCTGCTCTCCTGCGCGCCGGCGCCGGCCCGGGCCGTCCCAGGGCCGCACCCGACCCCCTCACCCTCTCCGGGCCCGTGCCCCTCCGGGGGCACCCGATGCTGATCGTTCACTACGTGGTGCCGTTCATCGTCGCCCCGGGCGTCGTACTGCTCGCGTTGGTGCTCATGCGCAGCAGGCGGCCGGTGGTCGCCGCGCTGGGCACCATGCTCGCCGGCGGGGTAGTCGGCTTCGCAATCGCGGTACTGTTCGCCGGCGGGACGTTGGAAAGGCTGCTCTCGTGACCCGCGCGCGCTGGTGGTCGATGTACCTGCTCTCCTGCGGCATCGGGTACGCCCTCGCCGGGTTCCTGCTCGCGTTCGGATGGCGCTTCACGCGCCCGGTGCCCGAGCTGATCACGCGCACGGCCCGGGGGCACGCGGAGGATGCGGCGCACAAGGTCGGCCCGTACTACGCGCCGGTAACCGCACTGGCGATCGTCTTCGGCTCCATCGTCGCGATGTGCGTGCTGGTAAGGGTGCTGTCATGAACGCCGGCCGTCACCAGCGCGCGGGTCACGATAACCGCGCGCGCCGGGGAGGTGCTGTGAGCCGGCCGGCAGCGCTCGTCTACTTCTGCTGCCAGGGCGGCGCCTGCAAGGGCCTCGAGGACGCCGGATTCGACGTAACGCCGGTTGACATCGTCCCACAGCCGCACCACTACGCCCCGGAGAAGGTCGTCGTCGCCGACGCTCTTGCACACCTGCGCGGGCTGATCGACACCGGCGAAATCCGCCGGTACGCGCTGGTTGCAGGATCGCCGCCGTGCCAGCGCAAGACCCGGTGCCAGAAGATCCAGGGCCGGGAGCATCCCGCGCTGATCGCCCCGTTCCGGCAGCTGTGCCTGGAGTCCGGGCTGCCGTACGTGATCGAGAACGTCGTGCCCGATGGCGAGGACGACGACCCGCTGATCAATCCGGTACTGCTGTGCGGATCGATGTTCGGCCTGCACACCTACCGGCATCGGCTGTTCGAATCGAACGTGCCGCTCGTGGCGCCAGAGCACCCGCGGCACGCGGCCCCGACGGTCAAGATGGGCCGGCCGGTCCGCGCCGGCGACTGGTATCACGCGGTCGGCAACTTCTCCGGCGTGGACTACGTGCGCGCCGACATGGGAGTGCCGTGGATGACCCGGGAGGGCATCCGCGAGTGCATCCCGCCGGTCTTCGCCGAGTACGCCGGCCGGCAGCTCATGGCTCACGTCGGGCTGGCCAGGGTGCTGTCATGACGGACGAGGTCATCGACGATGACGACACGGCTGCGGTCCTTGAGATCTTGCAACGCCGCGGGCTCGACAAGCCAAAGCGCGCGGCAGAGATCGTCCGCTACTTCGCCGGCCCCATCTACGACGCCTATCCGCGCAACACACACGCGGGCATCGAGGCGGTCGAGGTGTACGGCCTGCGGATCGACGTCGACGCCAACGGCTACGCGAGCGCTGTGCACTTCCCGGACGGAGCAGAGGTATGAACGTCGGGCGTCACCAGCGCGCGGTTATCGTCCGCGCGGACTCCAACCCGGGGCTGTTCGTCGTCCCGTTTAACTGGAAAGAGCGGCGCGCGCTTGTGCGGATGGTCGCGTGGGGCGGCGCCAGCGAGGTCCGGAGCGTCCCGGGACTGTGGGCGATCGTGCGTCGCGAGGTTAAGTCTCGATTCCCGGAGTTGATCCCATGAGAGAGCTATTCGAGCGGTATACCGGCCCGGTTCACCTCGTGCGGGTGTGCATCCGGCCGCACAGGTTCGCACGGACCACCCGGCACCGGGCCCTACCTGGCGTGTCGTATTGCCGGTCCTGTAGCCGGGTGGTGTTGCGCGGCATGGGTCGCTGGTGGGAACCGTGAAGCTACGCAGCTACCAGAACAGCGTCGTGGCCGGCGCACTCGGAGCGTGGCGCAACGGTTACCGGCGCATCGCCGCCGTGCTCGCGACCGGGGGCGGGAAAACGGTCGTGTTCTCGCACGTCGCCGAGATGTCCCTCGCCGCCGGGCATCCGGTGCTCGTGCTCGCGCACCGGACCGAGTTGATCGACCAGGCGATCGACAAGCTACGGCAGGTGGCGCCAAGCCGGCGCATCGGCCGCATGCAAGGACGCGACAAGCAGTACCAAGCCGAGATCGTGGTCGGCAGCGTGCAGACGTGCGCGACGGATACGTCGCTGGCACTGCTCGTGTCCCGCACATGGGGCTTGATCATCATCGACGAAACGCACCACGCCACGGCGAGCACGTACGTCAAGATTCTCAACGAGTTGCGCGCGTTCGACGAGGGCGGCCCGCTCGTGCTCGGCGTTACGGCGACCCTCGACAGAAGTGACGGCGCGGCCCTCGGCCAGATCTTTGAGCACGTCGTCGAGCCGCAATACGGGCTCATCGACTTGATCAAGCATCCGGAGGGCCCGTTCCTCGTCCCCCCTCGCGGTATTCGCGTGCGCATCGCGGAACTGAATCTGGACAAGATCAAGAGGGTCGCCGGCGACTTCAACTCCGGTGCTCTCGGCCGCGCGATGTCCGAAGCGCTCGCACCGAAGCGCATCGTCGAGGCCTACCTTGAGCACGCCGAGAGCGTGCCGGCGCTCGCGTTCCTGCCCACCGTGGCGATCAGCATCGAGCAGGCCGACGCGTTCAACGCGGCCGGCATTCCCGCCATGCACCTCGATGGGACCACGCCGGCGCCGGCCCGGGCCGAGGCGCTCGAAGCGTTCCGGCGCGGCGATCTCACCGTATTGTGCAACGTCTCGCTCTTCACCGAAGGTACCGATCTGCCCAACGTCGGGTGCATCCTGATGGCGCGACCGACGTCGAGCCGGACGTTGTATCAGCAGATCATCGGCCGAGGCCTACGGCTGCATCCGAACAAGAAATTCTGTTGGGTCATCGACTTCACGGGCGTGACGTCTCGGCACACGCTGGCGACCCTGGTAAGCCTCAACGGCGCGGACACTCCGGAGGACACTCCGGACGATCTTTTGATGTACGAGGACGACGAGACCAGCGAAAACGTCCTCGGCGAGGCGGACAGTTCAACGGGCGCCGGCGAGGCCGATCCGATCGCGTACGCCGACGGCGATCTCGCGCATCAGTTCGTGGATCTCTTCGGTGAGTCGCACACCGCGTGGTTGCGCACGCCAGGCGGCCGATGGTTTGCCCCGGCGGGCTCGCAAGGGTTCGTGTTCCTCGTGCCGGCGATGTCCGGGCACGCCGACCGGTACGACGTCCGGTGGACTACGCACGAGCGCGGGCATGAGGGGCTGATTCAGGCTGACATGGAGATCGGCTATGCGATGGCGGCCGGCGACGAGTTCGTCGCATCCCGGCCGATGTGGCAGGCGGAGCGGGATGCCCCGTGGCGCAAGCACAAGCACCGGAGCGGCCGCACCCGCGGCGAGGTGCACGACGACGAAATGATCGTTCGGGCGGGGCGCCTGTTCGATCTACAGCCGATCGAGAGGTTTATTCGATGACCATCAAAGAGACGCTCGCCCTGCTCGCCACGCTCACGCTCGGGATCGCGGGCATGGCTGTAGCCACGTTTTCGTACCTCATGGGCTTGATAACGATTGGGTAACATCCCTGGTGAGATAGGCAAGACCTAGCAGGTTTCCTACTAGGATTCCGTACATGGAAACGACCCCGGGAAGCATCGCAGACATCATCCTCGTCGGCCTCGTCGCCGCGGGTGGCCGTGTCGTCAGCCGCAACGCTGACCAGCACGGTTGCTACGGGTTCGTTGTCGTCGCGATGCCGGACGGGACCGAAGTCAAGATCAACATCGAGTTGGACTGAGAGGGCCCGATGAAGCTCGAAATTGCCATCCTGGCGACCGGACTCGCGTACATCGCGATGTCCGTTGTGCTGGTGGTGTACCCATGACTGCGCCTACGACCAGCGACGATGACGACGACCTGAGGTACTGGCGCGACCATGCGGCCGAGACCGTGCCTGTGTCCGAGCTGATGAAGCAGGTCAAGGCGACCGCGGAGCAGGACAACGCGCCGCTCCGGATCGACGCCAGCGTCGCTGTCATGCTCGGCGTCGTCGTGGGGTCCGCCAGCGACGCCATCGGGAACGAGTGGCCCGGATCGAGGGGCATTGCGACGTTCGGCGCGCTCGCGTGCATCTTCCTGATCCTGCGTTGGACGAAAACCCGCTGATGGAACGCTGCGCGACCTGCGGATACCCGCACGACATGCACGAGCACGAAAAGTGTCCCGTGTGCGCCTGCGGCGACGCGCCCGCGCAGCACGAAGTCACGGCCGGCGAGCGGCGATGCGCGTGCGGATGCGCATCGCCGCCGGTGCCCTCAGCCATGCACATTCCGGAAGACCAGCGTTGCGCGCTGTGCGTTAAGGGCATGCCGCACGCGTGCATATGGGCGAGGTGGCTCGGTCACCCGTGCCCGGGCCGGCGCAGCACGGGCGAGGCGAGCCGCGGAAAGTGGCTCGTCCTGCGACAGGGCAACTACAAGCCGCCGGTCCCCGAGGCGCCGCGCCGCGAGTGGTTCGGGCTGTCCGTCCCGATCGTCGAGCCGAAGACGAAAGAGATCGTCGCGCCCGAGCCTGCCGGACCTCCGCGGGTCGCCGCGCGGCCGCCGTTGTCCCCGGGCGAGTTCGCAGGCTACGGCGGCCGGCAAGCGGTAGGCCTCGGCCGGAAAGCCATCGGGCGCGGGTGGGACCTGTCGCCCTGGTATTGGATGGCCGCGGATGGCTCGGAGGGGTGCGCAATCCGGCTCGCCAGGGGGAGACTCCGCGCCGTGGTGACATGGAAGCGAGCCTCGGGCCGCGCCGGCGAGAAAAGCGGGTGGTCCGCGGACGTGGCTTACGGGTGGACGACGGACGGAACCGGTTTTCCGGTCCAAATCACGCATACCCAACTAGAAGGGTTTATTTGATGTCACAGGGAGAGACAAGCGATCTGCCCTCCGCGGCCGAGGCGTTGCGTTCCGCGGTCGCCGAGTTGCGAGCGGGCAACATCGGCGAGGCGGACACATGGGTCATGGTGGCTCGCGAGCTGCGCGCCGGCGCCCGGAGCAGCGCGGAGGAGTGGAAGCAGCGCGCATACGAACAGCGGGCCGAGGCGGAGCGTTGGCGCGGAGCGTACGAGTCGCTGCACAGGCAGTGCACGGAGCGTTGGCAGAGCGAGGTACGCGAGCAGCGCGCCGATTATCTGGCCGAAACCACGCATCCGGTTTCTGCTCCGCTGTTCGATGCGACTGCGGCCGCGGACTTCGGTACGACCATGGCAGGCGACCCGGCGTACGGCGGCGAGACCGAAACCCTCGCGCAGATCTTGCATCAGGACACGCAGCTTGTGAGCCCGCTACCGAGGACGTTCGACAAGCTCGCCGTCCCGGTTCCGCGCCCTGCTGACGTGCGCTTTGGCGAGGAGATGCCTCGCGCCATGGATGAGCAGGGGGTGTGTGACAGATGTCGTGGGTACACGTATCAAGCCACGATTGG